TTGAAAAACGCGACCTCAAAACCGGTGCGAGCCGTGGCGGACCTGACATCGACCTCGAGCGGGCAAGATCTTCGATCCGGTGCCGCTTGGATCGCCTCAGAGACTGCCGAGATACAGGCCGAATTCCTCGACGACCTGAGTGAGGAAGATTTGCTGGCGCTGCCTTTTTTGTTCGATTTTTGGGCCTTGCCGCACCAACTGCCGCCGGAGGGCGGGTGGAAGAGCTGGGTGATCCTTGGGGGACGTGGTGCCGGGAAAACCCGTGCCGGGGCGGAATGGGTGCGCAGCAAGGTCGAGGGCGCGGGTCCACTGGATGCTGGTCGCGCGCGACGGGTTGCCCTAGTGGGGGAGACAATTGATCAGGTGCGCGAGGTGATGGTGTTCGGCGAGAGCGGACTTTTGGCTTGTTCCCCGCCGGATCGGCGTCCGGTGTGGGAGGCTGGTCGTAAGCGGCTTGTTTGGCCGAACGGAGCCGTAGCGCAGGCGTTTTCTGCACATGACCCCGAAGGGCTGCGCGGGCCGCAGTTTGATGCGGCCTGGGTGGATGAATTGGCAAAGTGGCGCAATGGCCAAGCGACGTGGGATCAGTTGCAGTTTGGGCTGCGGTTAGGTGCGCACCCGCAGCAATGCGTGACGACCACTCCGCGCAATGTCGGGGTGTTGAAAGTGTTGCTAAAGGCACCAAGCACGGTGACGTCTTCGGCGTCGACAGAGGCAAACCGGGCCAACCTGGCACTGAGCTTTCTTGAAGAGGTGCGTGCACGTTATGACGGCACGCGGCTGGGGCGGCAGGAACTCGACGGGCATCTTCTGGAAGACAGTGAGGGCGCGTTGTGGCGGCGGTAATCGTTGGATGCAGGCCGATTGGCGGAGGTCCCGGAGCTGGACCGTATCGTCGTGGCGGTGGATCCACCGGTCACCGGGCACGCCGGTTCGGATGCGTGCGGCATTGTGGTGGCGGGCGTGATCGCCAAGGGGCCTGTGCAGAACTGGCGCGCAGTGGTGCTGGATGATGCAACCGTTCGGGCGGCCACGCCGGATGCCTGGGCACGGGTCGCGCTGGCGGCGATGGAGGCTTGGGGTGCTGAGCGGTTGGTGGCGGAGGTCAATCAAGGCGGGGATTTGGTGCAATCCGTTATAAACCAAATTGACCCGTTGGTGCCGTTCAAAGCTGTGCGGGCCACGCGCGGAAAGGTGGCGCGGGCGGAACCTGTGGCGGCACTTTATGAACAGGGCCGTGTCGCGCACATGCAGGACCTGGACGCGCTGGAAGATCAAATGTGTGCAATGACCACACATGGGTTTGACGGCAAAGGCAGTCCGGATCGGGTGGATGCGCTGGTGTGGGCCCTAACGGAGTTGGTGATCGAACCTGCCGCGAGTTGGCGTCGCCCGAGGATGCGCGCGCTTTGAACCTTACAAACAAGGCGCAACGGGGATCGCGCGCCGGGATGGGCACAATTTAAGAAAAAGGGTGGATAACTGTTCTTGTCCAAAGCGGACACAGGATTTGAGACCAGGCGGAGCGATAGGCTTTGCAGGTGATATCAGGCGGGAGCGGCACGGGATGTTATTGGATTTTCTACGGCGCGAGGCGACGGCGACACCGGAAACGAAAGCCAGCGCGACAGGGCCGGTTATGGCGTGGCACGGTGCGGGGCGCGTCGCTTGGAGTCCGAGGGACACCGTGTCGCTGACGCGTTCGGGTTTTGCAGGAAACCCGGTTGGGTTTCGCTCGGTCAAACTGATTGCTGAGGCGGCTGCGGCGCTGCCGCTCGTGTTGCAAACTGCAAGCGAGCGGTTTGAAACACACCCTGTTTTGGCGTTGATCCGGTCGCCGAACATGGCGCAGGGGCGCGCCGAGCTGTTTGAGGCGCTGTACAGTCAACTTTTGCTGTCGGGAAATGGCTATGTCGAGGCCGTTGGTCATGAGGACGGTCTGCCTTTGGAGCTGCATGTTCTACGGTCGGACCGCATGAACGTGGTGCCTGGCGCGGATGGCTGGCCTGTGGGGTATGAATATGCGGTAGGGGCGCGCAAACACCGGTTCGATGTTGGCGAGCGGTCGCCGATCTGCCACATCAAAGCATTTCATCCGCAGGACGATCACTATGGGTTTTCTCCGTTGCAGGCCGCAGCGATGGCAATTGACGTGCACAACAGTGCGTCGCGATGGTCGAAGGCGCTGCTGGACAATGCGGCGCGACCGAGCGGGGCAATTGTGTATCGCGGAGCAGAGGGTCAAAGCAGCCTGAGCACAGATCAATATGATCGCTTGATCGGCGAAATGGAGAGCCATCATCAAGGCGCGCGCAACGCTGGCAGACCAATGTTGCTGGAAGGTGGACTGGATTGGAAACCGATGGGGTTTTCACCAAGCGACATGGAATTCCAAAAGACCAAAGAGGCGGCTGCGCGGGAGATTGCCCTTGCGTTTGGGGTTCCGCCGATGCTGCTGGGCATTCAGGGGGATGCGACTTATGCGAACTATCAAGAAGCGCATCGGGCCTTTTTCCGGCTGACGGTGTTGCCGTTGGCAACGCGTGTGGCCGCGACCGTCGGGGACTGGTTGGCGGGATGTGCTGGTGAAGAAGTCACGCTGAAGCCGGATCTGGATCAGGTGCCAGCGCTGGCGGGGGAGCGGGATGCGCAATGGGCGCGTGTGGCGACGGCTGATTTTCTTAGCGAAGCAGAGAAACGTGCGCTGTTGGGCTTGCCGCCGCTGCAAGGAGACGCGGATGAGTGAACATCGGATTGGTTTTGAAGCATTTGACTGCGCGCCGGGGTTGCGTCTTGAGGCGCATGAACGGGTCGCGAAATTGCAGTTTGATAGCTTGAACAGACGGTTGGACAAGATGGAAAGTGCGATTGAAAAGCTGGAAAGGCGGCTTTGGTTGACAGTTTACGGCGTGGTTGGCGTGATCCTGGCACAGGCGTTTCAATCGGTGATGGGTGTGACGCCGTGAAGGGCGGAGAAGGGAAGTGGTATGACGGTGGAAATAGAACTGGAACGCAAATTTGCGCGATTTGGCGATGGGTTGTCGGTGGCGGACGGCACAAAGATTGAGGGCTATGAGTCCTTTTTGGCAAGACCGACCGTGGCGGAGATGTGGTGCGCAAAGGAGCGTATGCGGCATCCCTTGAGGCGCTAAAGCTCGCGGGCAGATCCGTCAAAATGCTGTGGCAGCATGACCCTGCGCAACCTATCGGGATTTGGGATGAGGTAAACGAGGATGGGCGAGGCCTTTGGGTCAAAGGGCGACTCTTGACCGATGTAGTCAAAGGGCGTGAGGCGGCAGCCTTGATTGAGGCGGGCGCGATTGACGGTTTGTCGATCGGCTATCGTACGGTGCGCGCCACAAAGAGCGAAAAGGGCGAAAGGCTCTTGCAGGAACTGGAACTCTGGGAAGTGTCGCTTGTGACCTTCCCGATGTTGCCCAGTGCGCGGGTGGCGGCGAAGGAGGAAGCTCCGACGGACGGCCTGCGGGAACTGGCGGCGATCTTTGACGACGCGCGCCGAGAACTGACGCCAAACTAAGGCGTCGCTAACAAAAGACGGGAACAAGCTGATGAGCAAGACCGAGAGCCTTTCTCGGACCGGGGAAGGTGTGTCCCCAGTGGCCGAGATGAAATCCGCCGTGTCGGGTTTTGTGAGCGAACTCAAGATTTTCCAAGAAGATATTCAGACAGAAATGAGCAAACAGAAAGAGCGAGTGACCATGCTTGAACGCAAGACAGTGCACGCGGCGCGGCCGCATCTGGCAGCAGCAACCGTTTTTGATGCGCCCCACAAGAAAGCTTTTGACGCCTATCTGCGCAGCGGTGAAGACGATGGCCTGCGAGGGCTGGAGTTGGAAGGCAAAGCCATCGAGACAGGCACGCCGACGATCGAGCGCATTTCAATTCCGTTGCATGAACTTTCCGCTTTGCCAAAAGCGTCGCAACGCCTGTTGGATGACAGCGCATTTGACATTGAGGCCTGGTTGGCGGGACGTATCGCAGACAAGTTTGCCCGCGCCGAGGCTGCGGCCTTTATCAATGGCGACGGTGTGGACAAGCCGATGGGCATCATGACCCATCCGTCGGTGGATGACGCCAGTTGGTCTTGGGGCAACCTAGGCTATGTGGCGACTGGTATGGACGGCGATTTTGACGGTGGGGATGCGATCATCGATTTGGTCTATGCGCTTGGCGCACAGTATCGCGCCAACGCCAGCTTTGTGATGAACTCAAAGTCCGCGGGTGCGGTGCGCAAGCTCAAGGACGCAGATGGCCGCTTCCTTTGGTCGGATGGTTTGGCGGCCGGTGAGCCGGCACGCTTGCTTGGCTATCCGGTGCTGATCGCCGAGGACATGCCCGACATCGCCAGCGGGGCGGATGCGATTGCCTTTGGTGATTTTGCAGCTGGGTACACGGTGGCAGAGCGCCCTGATCTGCGTGTTCTGCGTGATCCGTTCAGCGCCAAGCCGCATGTGATGTTTTACGCCACCAAACGCATTGGCGGCGACGTCAGTGATTTTGCGGCGATCAAACTCCTGCGCTTTGCGCTGAGCTGATTATCGGGTGGGTCGGGCGGGTCATGCCGCCTGATCCGCGCGCGCGGGACGTCCTTGCGTTGTCTGGTAAACCCCCTCCGTTCAAGCAACGTGAAGGCGCGCGTCAAAGTTGAGTAACGAGATTTTCGGAGTGATTCCATGATGTTGGTCGAAGAGACTTCGGTGCCGGTTGCGGCGCTTCCGATTGCGGAATTCCGCGAACACTTGCGGCTTGGCACAGGATTTGCCGAGGATGGTTTGCAGGACACTGTGCTGGAGAGCTTTCTGCGTGCCGCGATGAGCGCTTTGGAGGCCCGTACTGGCAAGGTGCTGTTGAACCGAGCCTTCGGGTGGACCCTAGAGGCATGGCGGCGCTTGGATACACAGACCTTGCCCGTTGCGCCAGTGACGGCGTTGACGGAGGTCAGTTTGACCAATCGCGCGGGAGAAGAAGTGACGGTGGCTTCTTCAAGCTATCGGTTGGTGGCCGACGCGCAGGCGCCTCAAATACGCGCTACGTTGGCTTGCTTGCCCCAGATTCCCGAAGGGGGAACGGCGAAAGTGCGGTTTGAAGCCGGATTTGGCGCGGCGTGGGCGGATGTTCCCGTAGATTTGCAACAAGCCGTGCTGATGTTGGCCGCGCACTATTATGAGTATCGCCACGACACGGCGTTGCAGGGAGGCTGCATGCCGTTCGGTGTTTCAAGCCTGATCGAACGGTATCGTCCGGTGCGGCTTGGTGCGGTGGCAAGTCAATGAGTGCCTTGACGGTGACATTGTCGCGCCAACTTGTGTTGGAGGTTCCTGTGCAAGCGCCTGATGGCGCCGGTGGATATGCGCGAAATTGGCAGGCCCTGGGCACGCTTTGGGCGGAGGTGACGGCGTTAAGTGGACGGGAACGCGATGGCGGCGATGTGTCTATGGCTACGGCGAGATTTCGCATCACCGTGCGTGGTGCGTCTGTGGCGTCGAGCAAACGCCCCGCGCCGGGACAAAGGTTCCGGGATGGTCCACGGGTTTTCACAATCCAATCGGTCAGCGAGCGCGACGCACTGGGGCGATACCTCCAGTGCCTCGCGGTAGAGGAGGTCGTGACATGAGCTATGGCGCGGCGCAGGCCCTCCAACAGGCCGTCTTTGAGAGATTGAGCACCGACGCTGGTGTGATCGCGGAAGTCGGCACGGCCGTCTATGACGCGGTGCCGCAGGGCGGCTTGCCCGATCTTTATGTGAGTTTGGGACGGGAGACGGCGCTGGATCGGTCAGACAAGGACAGCGCTGGAGTGGAGCACCGGTTCGAGATCTCTGTAATTGCGGATCAAGCGGGGTATGTGGGGGCCAAATCGGCAGCCGGTGCGATTTGTGACGCCTTGGTTCATGCCGATCTTACGCTCACGCGGGGGCGGCTCGTCTACCTCAACTTTGATCGCGCGGTGGCGCGTAAAGACACAAGCGCAAACTTGCGCCGGATTGATCTGCGGTTTCGCGCGCGGATCGACGACATGCAACCTTAACAGACGGAGACGGACAATGGGTGCTCAGAACGGCAAGGACCTTTTGATCAAGGTAGATCTAACCGGAGACGGCCAGTTTGAAACGGTCGCAGGACTGCGCGCTTCGCGCATCAGCTTTAACGCTGAAAGTGTTGACGTGACCTCGCTTGAAAGCCAGGGCGGGTGGCGTGAACTGCTGAGCGGGGCAGGGGTGAAAGCCGCCTCGATCAGCGGATCGGGTGTGTTTAAGGACGCCAACACGGATGAGCGCGCCCGTCAGATCTTTTTTGACGGCGAGACGCCTGGGTTTCAGGTGATCATTCCGGATTTTGGCACTGTGGAAGGGCCTTTTCAGATCACAGCGATCGAATATGCGGGCAGCCACAATGGTGAGGCGACTTATGAGCTTTCGTTGTCGTCTGCTGGCGCGCTGACATTTGTGGCGGCCTGAGATGGCCAATCCCTGGGCCGGTGAAGTGGCGATTGAACTGAACGGTGCGCGACATGTGATGAAGCTGACATTGGGTGCGCTTGCAGAGCTTGAAGAGCACTTGGGCGCCGACAGTCTGGTGGCATTGGTTGAGCGGTTTGAGGGCCGCGGGTTTTCGGCGCGCGATGTGAGCGCGTTGATCCTTGCGGGGCTGCGCGGTGGTGGCTGGCAGGGCACTGGCACGGACTTGTCTAACGCGGAGATTGGTGGCGGGCCACTTGAAGCCGCGCGGGCTGCGGCGGTGTTGCTGGCGCGAGCCTTTAGCCTGCCCAGTGACGGGGACACATGAGCCGGTTTGATTGGGGAAGTTTGTTGGGCTGCGCCATGCGGCAATGTCGGCTTCGCCCCGAGGAATTCTGGGCGCTGACACCGGTTGAGTTCGGCGTTTTGTTGGGCACTGACGCGGCAGGTGCAGCGCTGAGCCGTGATGGATTTAAGGCGCTGATGGCGGCGTTCCCGGATCAAACAGACATAGAAGGAACTAGCGATGGATGAGATCGACGGCCTTGAGATGCAAATCGAAGCCTTGGAGGTGACGCTTGGTGATGCAAGCGCCGTCGTTTCGGGATTTGATGGCGAACTGCAACAAATGCGGACGTCGTTGGCGGCGACGGGCACAGACGTGGCAGCGCTGGACAAAGGTATCAGCCGCGGGTTGCGTAAGGCTTTTGATGGTTTGGTGTTTGACGGGAAAAACCTGTCTGACGCGTTGGAAACGTTGGCAAAGTCGATGATTGACGCCACCTACCGTGCCGCGATGAAACCGGTGACGGACCAAGTGGGCGGGCTGATTTCTAGCGCCGTAGGGGGCTTGATGGGCGGCATTTTCCCGTTTGCTGATGGGGCCAGTTTCTCACAGGGACGGGTGCAACCATTTGCCAATGGTGGCGTGGTGTCAGGTCCTGTCGCCTTTCCTATGCGGGGTGGGCTTGGCTTGATGGGCGAGGCGGGCCCTGAGGCGATCATGCCGCTTGCGCGTGGGAGCGATGGCAAGCTGGGCGTGCGAAGTGGTTCAAGCGGAGGATCTGTGAGTGTTGTCATGAACATCTCCACGCCGGATGTGGACGGGTTCCGACGGTCACAGGGTCAAATCGCCACTCAGATGAGCCGCGCGCTCGGGCGTGCACAACGTAACAGATAGGAGGTAAGGCCATGGGATTTCACGAGGTACGATTTCCGGCCAATCTGAGTTTTGGCTCGGTCGGCGGGCCGGAGCGGCGGACAGAGGTCGTGACGCTGGTCAACGGCTTTGAGGAGCGCAACTCGCCCTGGGCACATTCCCGCCGTCGATATGACGCAGGTGTCGGGATGCGGTCGCTGGATGACGTTGAGACGTTGATTGCGTTCTTCGAGGCGCGACATGGCAAGCTGCACGGGTTTCGCTGGAAGGATTGGTCAGACCATCGTAGCTGCGTTTCATCTGCCGACATTGATTACCGCGATCAGGTGATTGCGGTTGGCGACGATGTCACCGACCAATTTCAGTTGATGAAGACCTATCGTTCCGGCGTCCACAGTTATGCCCGTCCAATTTTAAAACCGGTTTCCGGTTCGGTGAAGATTGGCATCTCCGAGGATGAATTGCGCGAGGGCGTGGACTTCGAAATTGAAGAAAGCAGCGGAATTGTCACGTTTGATCACCCGCCAAATGCGGATCGGGAAGTTACCGCTGGGTTTGAGTTCGACGTGCCAGTGCGATTTGACACTGCCCACATTCAAACCAGTGTGGCGAGTTTTAAGGCCGGGGATGTGCCAAGTGTTCCTGTGGTGGAGGTGCGGGTCTGATGGCATTTCATGACGGGTTGAAGGCGCATCTTCAAAACGGCACCACCACAGTGGCACGCGCCTGGCAGATCATGCGCAAGGATGGAATGACTTTTGGATTCACGGATCACGATTGTGATTTGGCGTTTGAAAACATGGTCTTTCGCGCCGCTACGGGGTTAAGCGCGACGGCCATCGAGCAGGGCGCCGGGCTTTCTGTGGACAATCTAGAGGCCGTTGGCGTGCTGAGTGATGCCGCCGTGCGGGAAGAGGACATCGATGCCGGTCGGTTTGACGGCGCGCAGGTTACGGCCTGGATGGTGAATTGGAAAAACGTCACCGAAAGGCAGGTGCTGTTTCGCGGTTCAGTCGGTGAGATACGGCGCACAGGTGGGGCCTTTACGGCAGAGCTTCGGGGGGTGAGCGAGACGCTCAATATCCCGCATGGGCGCATCTATCAGAAGCCGTGTTCTGCGGTCCTTGGGGATGGGCGATGCAAGTTCGATGTGACAGCGCTGGGGTTTGTCGAGGACCGCGTAGTGGCGGACGTTGAGGATAGTCGCATCCTGCGATGGGATGGTTTTAACGGGTTTGAACCGGGTTGGTTCACGCGCGGGCGTTTGATTGTTCGCGACGGTGCAGGGGTCGACCTTGACGGGTTGATCAAGGTGGATCGTTTTCTTGAGGGGGGGCTACGTGAGATTGAATTGTGGGAACCTTTGCGCGCTGACCTAAAGTCCGGAGACTTGGTGCGGTTGGTCGCTGGGTGTGACAAGCGATTTGACACGTGTCGGTTCAAGTTCGGTAATCTTCTGAACTTTCAGGGGTTTCCAGACATTCCTGGCGAAGATTGGATCACCAGCTATCCGGTCTCGGAGGCTGACAACAGCGGCGGGAGTTTGCGGTGATGGGCGATCAAGGGCCGCGCGCGGCGGAAATCGCGCACCAATGGATCGGGACGCCCTATCTACATCAGGCAAGCCGAAAGGGCGCAGGTGCCGATTGCCTTGGGCTGATACGCGGGGTTTGGCGTACATTGTATGATCAGGAACCTGAAACACCGCCAGCTTACAGTCGAGATTGGTCTGAACCTGCCGGCACTGAAGCGTTGTGGCGGGCGGCTCGACGCCATTTGACGGCAAAAGAAAAGCATGCGGCGTGGGATGTGGGTGACGTTTTGCTGTTTCGCATGCGTGCTGGGGCAGTCGCAAAGCATATGGGCATATTGGTACGGACAGGCACGGATGCGGCATTTGTACATGCCTACAGCGGCCACGGCGTCGTTGAAAGCGCGCTTGGCACAGCGTGGCGGCGACGGGTTGTCGCGCGGTTTGAGTTTCCAAGGGAGAGTGGCTGATGGCGACGGTAATTTTAGCAGCCGCAGGGGCGGCAATTGGCGGTTCTCTAGGGGGCACGCTGGCGGGAATATCATCGGTGGCAATCGGGCGGCTCGTGGGGGCCACTGCTGGACGGTTGATTGACCAACGCCTGATGGGGGCTGGGTCGGATGTGGTCGATGCGGGAAAAGTGGAACGCTTTCGGTTGACCGGATCAGCCGAAGGGGCAGCGGTCAGGCGCGTCTATGGTCGGATGCGCGTTTCTGGACATGTGATCTGGGCCACGCAGTTCATGGAAAATGTAACCATTACCGGTGGCGGCAAGGGCGCGCCCGTGACGCCCAAGACGCGCGAACACAGCTACACAGTGTCGCTGGCAATCGCGCTGTGTGAAGGGGAAATTGCACGGGTAGGCCGTGTTTGGGCGGATGGCATGGAAATTTCGCCTGAGGATCTGAATATGCACATCCATTATGGCACACCGGACCAGTTGCCGGATGCCAATATGGAAGCGATTGAAGGGGCCGGCGCTGTGCCTGCATTTCGCGGCACCGCGTATGTTGTTTTCGAAGATTTGGAGCTGTCCGCGTTTGGCAATCGCGTACCGCAATTCTCTTTCGAAGTGGTGCGTCTGTCGCCACAGGCACAGGCGAGTGCGGAAAGCGACTATGCGCAAACCGTTCAAGCGGTGTCGCTGGTTCCGGGGACCGGGGAATATGCGCTTGCGACGACGCCGGTCTTTTATCGCCGCGGCCCGGGTGAGGAATGGAACGCCAACGTTAATAGTCCCGCGGGAAAAACAGATTTTGTGAGCTCGATGCAAGCTTTGGACGAAGAATTGCCTAACTGCAAAGCCGCGTCACTCGTGGTGAGTTGGTTTGGCGACGACTTGCGCGCTTCGGAATGCCAATTACGCCCAAAGGTTGAAGACTCTGATGTTGATGGGCGCGATATGCCTTGGAATGTGTCTGGCCTGCCTCGAAGTGGCGCACAAGTCATTGCGCAACTGGATGATCGGCCAATTTATGGCGGCACACCGACGGATACCTCTGTTGTTCAGGCAATCGAGCATATGCGCAACGCTGGTCAGTCTGTGATGTTCTATCCCTTCATTTTGATGGAGCAAATGGCGGACAATGGTTTGCCGGACCCATGGACTGGGGCGGTCGACCAACCGGTCTTGCCATGGCGCGGGCGCATCACCAGCAGCGTTGCGGTCGGATTGGACGAAAGTCCCGACGGTACATTGCAAGCCGAAGACGAAGTCGTGGCCTTTTTCGGGACGGCAAGCGTTGGTGATTTCACCATTGCCGAAGGCTCTGTTGTCTATAGTGGTCCGTCGGAGTGGCGCTATCGTCGGTTCATTCTACACTATGCCGCGCTTTGCGCCGCTGCGGGCGGCGTTGACGCGTTTTGTATTGGGTCTGAGATGCGTGGGCTGACCCAAATTCGAGGTCCAAGTGGATTTCCAGCCGTCGAAGAGCTGCGCAGCTTGGCGGCTGATGTGCGTGAAATTTTGGGCGAGGACACCAAAATCGGCTATGCGGCCGATTGGTCGGAATATTTCGGATACCACCCGCAAGACGGGACTGGCGACGTTTATTTCCATCTCGATCCGCTGTGGTCAGATGAGGACATCGATTTTGTTGGCATCGACAATTATATGCCACTCTCGGATTGGCGTGACGGGCCGGAGCATCTGGATGCGCAAACTTGGACGTCGTTCCATGATCCCGCTTATCTGCGCGCAAACATCGAGGGAGGAGAGGGTTATTCTTGGTTCCATCCGTCTACGGCCACGCGTAAGGCACAACGGCGTGTCGGGATTTCCGATGGCGCACACGCGGAGCCATGGGTTTTTCGATACAAAGACATACGTGGCTGGTGGGCGCATGCACATCACGAACGGATAGGTGGAGTCCGGTCCACCTCCTCAACCGATTGGGAACCGCAGTCAAAGCCGATCTGGTTTACCGAAATCGGGTGTGCAGCCGTCGACAAAGGCACAAATCAGCCCAATGTGTTTTACGACATTCGGTCGTCGGAATCCGGGTTGCCTTATTTCTCAAACGGGGCGCGCGACGATACGATCCAACAAGTTTATATCCAAGCTATGCACTCATATTGGGGGTTGGCTGAGAACAACCCAATTTCAACGCTTTATGCGGCGCCCATGATAGACACGAAGCGGATGTTTGTCTGGGCGTGGGACACGCGGCCGTTTCCGTTTTTCCCCAACAACCGCACGCTGTGGAGCGATGGGCGCAACTATGGGGGCGGGCATTGGATCAACGGGCGCACGGGGAACCGGACACTGGCGTCTGTTGTGGAGGAAATCTGTCTTGCGGCGGGAGTGACGAACTACAAAGTGTCCGGCCTGCGGGGCATAGTGCGCGGCTTTGTCGAAACGGATGTTTCAGACGCACGCTCGGCATTGCAGCCCCTGATGCTGCGCTATGGGTTTGATGCGTTGGAAAGAGATGGGGTATTGTCCTTTGCGATGCGTGGCGACAAAACCGCTGTTCCTCTCAAGGTCGAAGGACTCGCGGTTTCTGAGGATCTGGATGGGGACATAGAAAAACAGCGGGCGCCCGATGCGGAAATTTCAGGCCGTGTCAGGTTGAGTTTTGTCGAGGCTGAGCGAGACTTTGAAGCCTTGTCTGAAGAAGCGATTTTACCGGGGGATGAAAGCCTTGCGGTAACCCAAAGCGAAATCCCTTTGGCTATGACGCGTGTTGAAGGCCGTCAAACTGTGGAACGCTGGTTGGCAGAAGCGCGAGTGGCACGAGATAGCGCTCGGTTTTCGCTGCCTCCTTCGTTGTTGCATTTGGGTGTTGGCGATACGCTGTTTCTGAAGCGGGAGGACAATCTGCAAAGTGCAGAAAGCGACGGTCCGTATCGCATCGACCGTGCGACGCAAAGTGGCGCACAAGTGATCGAAGCCACGCGACAGGAAGACTCGGTCTACGACATATCGCCTTTATCAGAGGAGACTCCGAGAACAATCCCGTTTGTTGCGCCCGTGCCTGTGCAAAGCCTGTTTTTGGATTTGCCTTTGTTGAGGGGGGATGAGGTTGCGCATGCCCCGCATGTCGCAGTGACAGCCCGTCCGTGGCCGGGATCGGTTGCGGTATACGCCGCGGACGGGGATGAGGATTACACGCTCAATAGGTTGGTGACATATCCTGCAGTGATTGGTGTGACTGAAAGCCCGCTTGGCGCGGGGCCGATGGGGCGGTTTGATCGTGGCGCGCCGCTACAAGTTAAAATGTTGACCGGAGAACTGTAG